ATCAATACAAGATGCGATTAATTCAAATGATTGATCCATTCCAGAACCACCTTCCAAATCAAAATTATTTTTAATGAATTCGTCAAGTGATGGATACTTCATTTCCATCATAATGCTGGAATCGAGTTTGATTTTATTTGTATGATCTTCATTCTTTTCAACTCGAATATCATCCAAATTGATTTCAACTTTTGCTGGAGTTACTTCATCATCTGGACAAATAATATTAACTTCAATAACTTCTCCAACAGACTTACCACGAATATTAAGAAACAAATATTCAATATCAAAAGTAGGAAGTGATTCTACCTTAATATTCTTTGTAAGAATACAATTTTTAATTACTGTTTTAATCGCTGTAGTAATTTGTTTCGTGTCTTCACTCTCCAGAGCAATGACAAGAACTTTTTCTTCCTTTACAAGGAAAGGTCTATATTGAATTGTTTCTCCTGTTGATGGCAACTCAAGTTCATATGTTGGTGTAGCAATCTTAGGTAAAGGCATAATGTCCTATAGAAGTTTCAGTGTGATTATTTAGTCCAATCCCTGTCGTCTTCTGGTATAATCTTGTCCTGTAAGGGTGATGCGATTTCCTGAAGAATTCGCAACCGATTGTGGAACACCGCCAGTGCTCAAGAGACCAGTACCAGTAAGACCAGGAAGAGTCAAGTTACTAGCATTAAATTTTGCCTGTTCTATTGGAGATAGTGCTTGATTGGAAGTAGTTGATGTTGTTTGATCTTGTTCCCCAGAACCTCCAAGTTCATCAATATAATATCTAATGTAAGAAAATGATACCGTACACTGTAACAAATTAGAGGCATCATATGAAACTGGCATTGATGCTACAGAGATAGGATAAGCATTTACAAAATTGTACTTTAAGTATGATTTATAGTCTCTTTCATACTTAATTATTTCCAGTCCTCCATAATATTCTTTTGGATATCTCATTCTATAAGAATAATTTGGTGATGTTACATTATTTCCTTCTCTAGCTATTTGCTCTGCGGCAATATATTTTATCCAAGATTCAAATAATCTAATTGGGAGATATGTATTTACAGAACGATCTGATCTGCTGGGAGAAATCATTACATAAAAAGTCAGATCAATTCTATCATCAAACAATCTACGATAAGCGTGCCTTTCCGTGACACCAGTGTAGTCGTTGTTTATTTCTGTGGTAGCAAGAGATGATCCTGGAAGAACTGTTTCAGAACAACAAAGATGTAAGAAATTTCTATCATATCCAGATAGATTATTATCCTTTTTGAATTGATCCCAAGTATATCCTCTAGAACCAGGAGGCTCTGAAATAAAAACATCAAAATGAGACGTTGTTGCTGGTCTCAGTAAGTTCGACTTAATATCAGATACTGACCTTCTAGTTGGTGTTGGTGATGCCATCTATAAATAGATTTACCTTATATATTATGTAGCAAGGATAATGGCAGAGAGTTTAAAAAGTAGATACAAACCCTCTTTCCCACAAAAATATAAAGGTAATCCAAACAATATTATATGTCGTAGTAGTTGGGAAAGAAAATTCTGCCGATGGTGTGACTTGAATGAAAATGTATTACAGTGGGGAAGTGAAGAATTTCATATCCCTTATGTTTCTCCAGTAGACAATAGGGTTCACAAGTATTTTCCAGACTTTATTATAAAATTAAGAGAAACTACCGGCAGAATTAAAACATATGTGATTGAAGTGAAACCAAAAAAGCAGACACAACCACCCAAACCAGGTAAGAGACAAACAAAATCATTCATTTATGAGGCAAAAACATTTGCTGTGAATCAAGCAAAATGGAAGGCTGCTCAAGAGTTTTGTGCTGATAGAATGATTGAGTTCAAGATTATAACAGAAGACGAACTAGGTATCAAGTAATGGACAGAGGACTCTCCTTAAAACAAAGTTTACTTGGTAATGAAAGTCCTGATGACATTATGGAAATGATTATGGAAACTTTTTCTGAGGAATTAGTTCCAGAGGTTGGTAACTACTATACATTTGTTTATAATCCAACAACACCAAACATACAGTATGATCAATATCCACTAGTGGCAGTAACGGAAGTTTTTGCTTGGGGATTTCGTGGAATTAATTATCACTGGGGATCAGTAAGAAGTTATGGATGGGGTGAAGTTGTTGGTAAGTTTCATCCTATCAAATCTACAGAAGTAAAATCAATGAGATCTTTACCATATGCTAATTACCTCATAAATAACTAGAAAACCATTGTGTAATGGCAGAGTTTAAACAAGGAACAGCAGAAGAAGTGAAAAGTGGTGCTGCTCAATACAGAGCAGGAGCTATTTTAGGAACTCAAGAAAGGACGTTTGTTGGTAGAGATATAAAACAAACAGTTTCTCCTAGTGGAAATTACACTATTACCAAAGGTAATCCTGGAACTTCGATATATCACAGAACAGTCGTTTATCCCACTCAAGATAGTGCAGGAAAAGTAAATGGTGCTGAGAGAGTAGTATATATTGAAAAAAATGGAACTTGGCAACCTGCTGCTATTTCGAAAGATGGGGGGAAAACATATCAATTTTCAGATTCAAATTACCCAACAATGTCTGGAGTTGCTGGAGTAGGTCTTCAAAATGAATTAAATTCCAAACCACCAAAAGGAATTCGTTTAAATGTAGATGCCCAAGTGAATAAATCACTAACAAAAGCAGGGGTGCCAAAAACTCAAAAACAAGCAGTTGTTGATTCTATTAAAAATAATGCTGATCAAAATCCACCGCCAGATGGACAAGGTGGAGAAAATACACAATCAGACCAACCAACAAAATCTCTACCAGAATTAACTGATGTAAAAGAGAGAACAGACTATGGCAAAGAAGATTTTAGATATCCAATAGATTTGGCAGATAAATATCAAGATTATTTGAAGATCAGAATGGTCAAATATGTTCCAAGAGGACTGAAAGGTGTGGGAAGTGGTGATGAAAGTTCTTTCGTAGCACAATCTAGACTTGGAGCAGGTGAAGGTGAGGGAGAAAATAAAAGATCTATACTTGCTACAATATATCTTCCAGTAACAGGAGGAATATCAGATAGCAATGGAGTTGATTGGTCAAAGGGAGACATGGGCCTTTTAGAGCAAACTATGGCCAATTTTGGAATGTCTGCGATGATGGGTGGAGCTCCAGCAGCTGCTGATGCAGCAGGACAAACTGCCGGAGCAGTACAGGCAAATGCAGGAGCCCTTCAAACTGCTGTAGGAACTGGCATAATAAAGAGTTTGACTGGTGTTGATGCCTTACAAAGAGAAAGAGGTGCTGTGTTTAACCAGAACACGGAGTTATTGTTTAATGGTGTTCAACTTCGCCAATTCTCTTTTAACTATAAATTCTCACCAAGAGATACTGGTGAAGCAGAAATGGTGAAAAAAATTATCAGAACTCTTAAACAAGGAATGAGTCCTAAAAAGGCTAATAACTTCATCTTCATAAAATCACCACACACATTTTTCTTATCATATCATCTTCGAAATCAAGATCACCCATATTTAAATAAATTCAAAGAGTGTGCTTTAACAAGTCTGCAGGTAAACTACACTCCTGATGGAAATTATGCGACATATTATGATGGATCTATGGTTTCATATTCGGTTACTATGTCATTCCAAGAACTTGAACCAGTATTTGATGATGATTATGGCAGCGGTTTCGAGAACATAGGGTACTAAAAAATGACTTACTTCAGACAAATACCAGACTTCAATTACGTAGATAGAAATGTTGGATCAAAGATTGGAGACTATACAAGAGTCAAAAATCTTTTCAGAAGAGTCAAATTAAGAGAAGATATTTTTCAAAATACTTCTTTCTTTGAAAAATATCAAATCGAAGGAGATGATCGTCCTGACAATGTTGCTAACAAAATTTATGGAGACTCTGAATTAGATTGGTTGGTTTTAGTATCAAATAATATTATCAATATTCAGACAGAATGGCCTATGCCACAACTTACTTTTGATGCTTATATTCTTGACAAGTATGGAACATATGAAAATGCTAGTGCTGTACATCATTATGAGACCATAGAAGTAAAAAATTCTCAAGGAGTTGTTCTTGTTCCTGCTGGTCTTCAAGTAGATGAAGGATCTTCTTACTCATACTATGAAGAATTCAGCGAAGCATTTGTTTCAACAGGAGATTTTACAACTCCAGTGACAAATATTGAATATGAGGAGAGAATAGAAGAAGAAAAAAGAAATATATTCATTCTCAAACCAAGATATCTTCCAATTGTTTTAGATGATCTTGAGAGAGATATGGGATATAAAAAAGGTTCCTCTGATTATATCAGCGGAACCTTGAAGTCATCTAGTAATATTAGATTGACTGATTAATCATTCTTCAGCAAGACGCTGGAAGTATGACAGAGCATCATCTTCATCATCATCGGTCTTCGAAGATCCCAAAGAATTGAGTTGAGCACTCAGATCTTCAGGGAGTTCAGACTTCTGTGAACGTGAAGAGAAATCGGGAGTGTAAGAACCACGATCATTGTCCTCATCATCAACCTCTTCATCAAGACGAGGACGAGATGCTGGTTTCTGGCCCAGAACATACTTCAGACGCTTTTCAAGATCGTCATAGGACTTGAATTGATCTGGAGCAACGATTGCTGCGAGAGAGTATTGCTTCTTCCACAGGGCTTCCAGAGCATCATCGTCTTCCAAAATAGGAGAAACACGATCAAACTCTGACTTATCATAGTTCCAGTAACCGTCTTTCTTGACGATCTTCAGTTTGAAGTTAGCACCCTGCCAGAAATCAAAAGGATTGATGGGGGTTTCATCTTCAAACTCAGG